TAAACCGCACAGAGTTCTTCACGGGTAAGGCTCTTGCCCTCAACAAAGTCCAGATCCTTGATCGTATTCGCCAGAACCTTCACATCAACGCCGCCCTCAACAAGCAAGGGCAACTGTCCCTTTACAAACCCTGTGAAGTTTCTACGCAACCGGTTCATGAACTCCTCGCGCTGCGAGGGGTTGAAGGTCTGCTTCAGTAGCAAGGCCATCGGGTTCCGAATACCATTCTGAAAGAACCCTGCATTCCAAGTAGCCATGTTCTGGTCTTGCTCAATAGCCATACGAGCCGCAGCAAGTGGGGATAGCCCACGGAATGGGTTATATGGGTTCGGGTACTTCCACTGAAGCATATCCTCTGCTGAGATTACTCTGATGGGCCGACTTCCCCCGGGGGTCAGCTGGACAACCTGCCACGATTTGACCTTAGAGCCATCGGGGGTGTATTGGGGAGAAACAAGGGCGGGGTTGAACAACTCAACCCCCTCTACTTTCCTACCCTTCTTAGTTAGCGTGGCGAACGACTCACCGAACAATCCAAGATGTAGAAACTGCATCTTGATCATCTCAGATACAGTATGGATCTCACCAGCCCTCGGGGGGTAGAAGCAATTGTAAACAGGATCTAGGTACCTGATCTCCTGTTTTTCTTTCTTTCTGGAGTACTTAAACATCTCAAAGGGGGTGCCACTAATGCAGTCGGCAACGAGGTTACAACAGGCATAAACCCAAGAAATACTTTGATAGGCATTGCCGTATCCTGTCTGCCTCTTTCGCTCTTTAACTGTATTTGGAAAGTCCAATTCTAGAGCTTCGAGTATATCTATAGCAGTACCCATCAATTAACCCTCCTAGGTAGGAACATACTATCACATGAACGATTCATTACCAAAGTCCGATTCTCTAATAACACCCATTCCAAACAACTTTTGAACCAGCTTCAGTGTCGCTTCAGCCTCCCGAGGGTCAATATCATTCAGTCGCTCAACAATAGTCTGTTGCGTCCCTCGCCCTACGTCCTCCATGGCCGTAATGACCGGCATGATGTTTACATCAGCAAACCCCAGCATCATGGTGTCCCAGAAGTCAGAGGATCTCTTAGTTCTTCGTCTGAACTTGACCTTATCCTCAAGCTTGATTCTCTGAGATGGCAGTGGTTCATATCTGATACTCATATCTTCCCGAAGCATGTCCATAATCTCAGGCTCGGTAAAGTAGAGGGGCACCCATGAAATGCTTCGAGCCTCAGCAAGATGGCGGATAGACCAAGCCATTTCAATGCGACGGTTAATGTACTCCAGATCATTGATTGCCTTCATTCCTACGTTGACCCCGATGACAGGATAGTCTAGCTCAGACAGGCGGCTTACCACCCCCGCCCCAACACCAATCTTGTCAACGTAGATTGCAATAGGCTTATGGCCCCCTGTAAGCCTAATGGTATCATCCCAGCAATCAATGACGAACTGCACTACCTTCATGGTGTCATTTCCCAGCACTCTCTTGATGAACCCCAAGCGACTGCCCATGGCTAGAGCGCAGACAGAGGGGTCAACGCCCTCGTCGCCAACGTCCACAGCCAGAACCATGTTTTGAAAGTCTGGTTCAATCTTCGGGGCGGTAGGTATCTCACCAAGAATTTCCTTTACCATACTCGGGTGAAGCACGGTCATTGACCCCGACTCAACGAAGTTCGCTTCAATGTAGATGTCCCACAGAGGGTCACCAACACGCCAAACCTTCTTCTTCTTTTCAACGTAGTCGTGGGAGAGAATGCCCGGGAAGATAGTCTTGTTTGCAATGACGTTGGGGCTGTCATAGGCTTTGATCTTGATGATCTCCCATTCCCCAAACTCAGACCGGCGCTCTGGTATGCAGATATCCGCCATCACGCTTGCCTCGTCAGTGGTGTTCGACAGGGCAAGCCAACGGCAGTTCTCAGAGGTTAGCAGACCCTCACCGGCTGTCCAAATCTGCTTATGAATGCCGCATGCCTGATCGAAGATCAGAAGCATGTTCGGGCTGTGATACCCGGTAAACTTATCAATATTTTCTTCCTTAGTCGCAAACCCAGTAGCAAACCACTTGGGTTCCAGACGCAAATCTGTTGTTAAGCATTCCCCACCAAGCGCAAGTTTCGAAGAAATATGACCTTGTCGAATCTCCGCCCAAAGCAAATCCCTCACTTGTCTCCCAGTAGGCGCAGTTGTCACGACAATAGCCGGATAATGGGTGTACAGCCACCAGAGGGCAAGGCGAGATGCAACCCAAGTTTTGCCCACACCAAATGCAGCAGGCACAGCCACACGTTCGTGGGTAACCAATGATCTTGCTATTTCTCGTTGTTTCTCCCATAGAGGCCACCCGCACCCCTCCTCAAGCCACCAAACGGGATCGGTTACCCCTCGATGGACTAGTTCACGCTCGGTAATTTCGCGTCTTTTTTGTTTTACTTTAGCACTTGGTGGCAAGGGCTTTCCTCGCTTTCACCGGGGTAACATCAATGAGTTTAGGCTCAGCGGCACTCGCAGCGTTGATCTCTCCTCCGCACTCTTTCGCCACTCGCTTCATAATGTCTGTCCAAGTACCTGACCCCGCGTCAACATGTGCATGCAGATTTAGTGCAGGGTTTCTAACGTAGCCCCTCTTCTTGCCTTGGCACTCCAGATAAAAGATAGTGGCCTGTGTGTTCTTTTCGCCAATCTGCTGAAGCAATGAAGACTCGGCAAGATCGATATGCCCTTCCTTGATTATCTGTAGATCCTCGGCTAGATCGGGGTGGCGCTTCAAGTAATTGAACACGGTGTTGGGGTGGCATTGAAGTCTCTTGGCTGCGTAAGAAACAAACCCCCCGCTCTTTCTCAAAGCCTCTCTGACTTGAGACTTCTTAAAGCGTGGAGGACGGTGAGCTACCGTTCCGGGCGGTCTTACCTTAATCGTATCTGGAAATGGATTCTTACGTGGTGACATCTTACCCTCTCTTTGAAAGCGCTTTCAAAGCTCCTTGAAAGCGGCTTTGATGTAGACCTTGCCTTCCATCAGCATTCTCTTCTTATAGGTGACCACAGGAGGAGGAGCTGGGTTTCCGGGCGGCTGTGTGGTGATTGTCTGAATCAAACGAAGCTGCCAAAAATAGGTGCCTTCTTTAATGCTAGTCTGCGTATTACTCAGATTCAAAGTGATTACGCCATTGGTAGGATCACTAATGACTGCCTGAGCGTCTAGGATAACCCTATTGGGGATCGCCCCAGTCTTTATCGTATACCATGCTACTGTGTCGGGGGCGCTTAGATAGGACATCCACTGAGTCCCTACATTAAAGATAATCGAGTCATAGTCCGTCCTATTAAAAAACACCATGCCGTCGCCGGGAGAAACATTGTACGGTATGGAGATAGTGCCCCCGGTGTAGGTCACCGTAACTAGGCTCCCAATAGCTAGTGTCAGCGCGTCAACTTCGGCACTTGTTACCTCCCCCTCTGGGGATAGAAGACCGTCATAGAAGACGGTTGGGTCGATAGTCTCATAGATGTAAAGACTACTTTCAACTACAGCCCCCGGGACAACAACCTTATAGGTTCCACGCTGGCTCTCGGTCATCGTCCATCCTGTGGTATCAACCACAGTACCATCCATGGTCTTAACCTCTAACGTCATATCCTCTTTTACAAGGCCAAGGTCATCTTCTCCGAAAGAAACAGTTGTCTCCATTATGTCACCCCCCAAGGGACTTATCGAGATAGTGCCATCCCTTTTCCCCTTCAATTTTTGCCGACAGGTACACCCTATACAAATCAGTGAACCACCGCTGGTAATCGTGTCTTACCTCATCCATTAAAAAGCGAGCCCCATGGCCACGAACGACATAGGGGTTAACATGCTTTGCTGCATTAGCTGCGAGCACAAAGTCTTGCAGAGTATTACACCTGAACCCAACCTTCCCATCTACACAGTCAGGGATCGTACCGGGAAATACAGCGAAGTTGGTAGTAATCGGAGGGGTGCCATGAAGCATGGATTCGATGTGAGTTCCTGCAAAACACTCAAGGTATTCGGTGGGGGTAAATGTTGCGATTGCACGAGACATCCACTTCTTTCTTTGTTCAACATTGACGAAGCCCACATACTCCCAAGTCCCCGGAGGAAGATCAAAGTCAGGGGTGTCGTTAGGAATAAGATGCCCGTTAGAACGAACTGATGCGCCCTGCCCTGCGATGATGAGCTTTTTACCAATAGCATTACATGCAAGGGCAGCGGTGATGATACCCTTGCATGTAATGC